AGAAGTTAAAGCAACTTCATTCATCTCGCGCAGAAGCTCATTAGTCAATGTTAAAAAAGTAGCCATTATTTACTTCCCTGCTTTTGCTTTCTTAGATAAGTCTTTCTTATGAAATAACTTGACACTTGTTTTACCATGTGTTTTTCCTGTATGCAAAGAACCATCAGGCATCTTATGAGTGTTACCTGTAAATTCAGTACCATCTTTCTTATAATGCTTAACGCCTTTCATTAGTAACGCATACTGGCGTTCTTACCTGCCATTGCACTACATGCTTTTTCCATATCAGCAATACTAGTTTTACTTCCAGACGTAGTTTTACCACCCATCATTTTAGGAGTACGCATCTGTTGATCCATCATATCTTTATTCTTCATATCCATAGGTGAGATATTAGTACCGTATCCACCACCCATGTAACCTTGTTTCTTATACATTAATCTTGCTCCATTGAGAAAGTTTTACTCTTAGCCCTAGCTGATTCAAATTCATTCTTAGGTTCATCAGGCTTATTAAAAATCTTATCAAAGTTATCTTTGTATTTATCTAAATCCATGTTCTTACGAAATCTACTTCCCTTACCTACAAAAGCCTTTCTAAATGTAACTGGCTTCTCGTTTGAACCTATAATAGCCATTTTAAATCTCCAATAAAAAGAAAGGGGCCACCGAAGCAGCCCCATCCTCAAACATCTAGTCAATACCGTAGAAGGCTGAGACTAGTGCGCCGGGACGTAATACAGTAGCACCGTATACGTGTAGGCCACGGACAATATCACCAAAGCTATCTGGATCACGGATGACCTCAGTGCTTGTGATTGTCTGTGCTGTAGCAGTTGCAGACATGTGACCAGCTAAACATTGACCAGCAGCGTTAGACGTTGCAGCGATGTTATTAGACTTGTACATGTCAAAGCCACGTAGCTTACCAGAGCTTACCAATCCATTGCGGATTGAACCCTGACCTGCATTGTAGTCAACTGACAAGAGCTTAGAAGAACTTTGTACAAGGACTTCGTAAAACTCTGGGTTAGCTACAAAGAAGCGACCTTCTTCTGGTACGTTAGCTTCATCTAGCAAACGAGCCATATGAGAAAGAACGTCGATAGGGTCGTGCTCACTAGAACCAAAACCAATGTCCAAGTTACCAGTACCATCGAAGGTTCCAGCAGCAAGGTCAGTAGCACTGTCAGAACCAAGGATGTGGTTAGGACTAGAGGCTGATACACCAGCAATCATCTTAGCAATAACACCAGCATCAAAAGCATCACGCAAAGCGTAAGCTGCTGAAGAGGTTGCTACGTCACGGAAGTTAACGTGAGACATGTTTGTTTCAATATCATCAACGATGAATTTGAAAGCATTAGCTACGTCAACAACCAGAGTTGCTTCTTGGTCAGTTAGTTTAGTGGCAGTTACATCCGCACCACGTTCATACTGATAAACAGTAATCTCAGGCTCTTTGATGATGCGTACACTATCACCGTATGCATTGATTTCTCCAGCATAGTCAGTGTTAGTAATCGCTTCAGCTACAGAAGCTTTGCGGAAAAAGTTAAGTACCTGTTTAGAGTACAGTTTAGGTAGGAAAAACGAGTTAGTTTGTCCTGTTACAGAGTTACCAAAGTTACCGTTGGTGTCTGTGCCTTGCTCAAATAGGCCGTCTGATACGTTAAAAGCCATGTTAATAATCTCCTAGTAAAACATAATTTATTTTACTACTCTGCCCTCTTCCATAGCTATCCTGATTTCTTCTTCAAATCTATCAAACTTGTCAAGTGACATAGCAGCAATTTCCCGTTCAGTCCAAATTTTAGCTTGCTTAGAATCCACTGATGTAGTTTTGGTTGAAACCATATCTGCGGCATCGCCTCTTCGCTGCTGTTGTTTGGGCTGTTGTTTTTGAGTAACGCCAGTTTCTAGTTTGTACAAGTCAATAGCTTTAGATGCTAAAGCAACATTATCTGGGTTATTGTAAATCCAATCTTGGATCTGCTCTGGCTGTTCTTTAGCCCACGCATGGAACTGATCATCTCCTCTGAGGTCTTCAAAGTCTGGATGACGTTGTTGCAAGGTAGTCTCAGCTTCTCGACGCATTACTTCAGACTCACGCTGACGCATGGACTGTAGTTGCGACTCAAGGTCTGCGACTTGTCGTTGACTCTGCATATGTGCAACAGTTTCAACGGTGTTGTAAAGATCAGGGTATTCCTGCTTAAAGCTTTCTAACTCTTCTTCAGACTTAGGTGGCTGATAAGCTGGTTGAGCTTGCATTGCCATAGCTTGAAGTTCTTGTTCCTTCTGCTTAAACTCTGCAAGTTTCCCATCATAATGTCTTTTTAAATCATCATAACGCTTCTTGTAGTTCGTCCTTTTCTTAGGTTGAACTTCTTCATCCTCAGGGGCCGTATTTTGGGTAGCCTGTGGTTCAGGATAAAATAAACCATCTGCATCGCCTCTACGAGGTTCGTCTGGCGTGTGCCAAGCTTTTCGTGCATTGTATGGGTTACTCATCTCATCTTGTACTTCTGACATTCTCAATCTCCTTCACGGGGCTTGTGTCTTGCAAGGTAGCCATTATTAACTCCGTCGAGCGAATGGGGCTTGACTTACCAAGGTAGCCGTAAAAATTTATTGAAGGCTGGGCATCCTATTAGCACCCATCATAAGTTTCTCAATTTCTTCTTTGGTCTTACTCATCATGGGGTCTGCTGGATCTTCTTCATCCATTACTCCACCCATAGCCTTCATTTGATAACCGCCATCATAGGCACGTTCAGCATCATCCATCATTACTTGGAGATTGTCTGCACCTAATTGGTCGGTTGCTTTCTTGGTCATAACAAACTCTCCATCACTCAAACGAGCGGGAATAGAGTCTGATACACCAGTTCCGGGGCCAGCAACTTCGCCTTGCCCTGAAAACTCTGAAGCAGTTGTAATTACTTTGTCCAATATATCTGATAGTCTTGGATCACTTTCTAATACACCTGCTAAATATTCTTGTTCTTCATCGTCAAGGGATTCATCCATGACGTAACTTGTATAACTATCTTCCATCTCATCGTCTGGAAGTTGTGAAGCCATTGCTTCGTCCATTTCTTCTGGAGGTATATTGTCGTATGTATCTACTGGCATACCTTCTTGTGGCATCATTAGAGAGCCACCCTCTTGGAAAACACCACGGCCTTTAAGTACATCTGCTTGAGTCACTTTGCCATCTCCTGTAAGGTCTGGTAAACTACTTTCTTTTTTTCCTAACATACTCTTAGTCATAATCTTTCCTATTTAAAGCTTCATCAATCTGGTCAGGTAAAGTTTCTAGTCTAGCCAGAAAACTCATTTTCCCCTGACTGCGGAACAACTCCTGTTCCGATGTTGCCGCCACCAGTACCTGTAGCTCCAAGGTCTTGAGGCTGTTGAGGTACTCCTCCATCGCCTTCCATTGGTGCTTGTCCTTGACCATTGGGGCCAGTTTCCGCGCTAGGTGCTTGTCCAACATTGTTTTGCATTCCTATTATCTGAGCCATCATTGCAGCTTCTTCGGGATCGTTCATTAGTTCATCTGGATCTAAATCTAAGCTATAGGCTAGTTCACTTATAAGCTTGCTCATTTTAATAAACGGTGCAACAGCAGGATTAGCTGCGGTTTGAAGGAACATTGTAAGTCTTTGAGAACGTACTTCCTTCTGCATTAGACTATTTGTACCTGTAGCTTTTACTTCTAAATCACCTACTGCACCTAGTTTAGAGTCTAAAAACTGCATATTCCATTGAAAATAAGCTTGTCCTAAAGGTCTTAAAAGAAAGTCATCAAGGTTTTTAATAACAGTCTTAATGTTAAGAGAGGCTGCACCAAGCAACATAGACATACCAGAAGCAGTACGAGTCATACTCTGTACGCCTGTCTGACCGTGACTGTACGAGGGAATACCTGTTTGTTCATCTGCAAGCTGCCTAAACTTATCAAACATCTGCATGTTTTCTTGTGTAGTATTAGGAAACTTTAAACCGTTAATAGCTTGACCCGGAACACCTGCTTGCCTTCTAAATACTTTGCCGGGATATATTTCCATTGACTGACCACCTACCAAGGCAGTCTCATCTACATCAAAGATTACAGAGCCTGATAGGGCTAAGTTGTCAATAGCCATACGTGCGTGACCATTCATAATCTTTTGAGAGTCATCCATGTTCTCTGCTACACCGATACCAAAGAAGCTGTAAGGGTTCTTTTCATAGTTAAAAGCATGGTATGGGATTCTAAAAGGTGTGAAAGGATTGACTACTGAACGTAACATCTGACCATTACAAATCCAAGCGTTGATCTGTACTTCATCTAGGTCATCTACACTTTCATCAATTTCCATACCTACTTGTCTACAGTACTCAGCATCCATTACGCCCCAGTACTCTAGTACTTCAAACTGTTGTGACCCATACTCGTCACTACGAGCATCATCTTTTAATTCTTGTTCATAATCTTTTTCAACGTAGTTAGGGCCTAACTCAAGACAACTACGAATAGCGTCTTTATCAAAGTAAGGCATCTTACCTAAACCACGAAGCTGTGTACGGTTCATACGGTGTCTGTGGAAGACATACTCCGCTTCTGCCATACTAGTTGCATTAGGATCAGGAAACAAATCCCATATACTAACGAACTCCAAGCGAGGAACACGCACATCAACAGGAGCGTAAGTACGTTCACCTTCATTGTCTTCATCCCACTTGTGTAAAGTTTTATTAAAGTTAAAAGGCCCTTTAACAATACCTGTACCAAAAAGAGCAGCTTCAAATAAAGAGTTTCTAATTTCACTTGCACCATTAGATTCTTCTATCTGATCATGTATAATTTTCTCTAAACGTCTTGCAGCTTTCTGTGCAGGACTAATTTCTAATACTTGTGGGTCTGCTGAAGGCCCTTCAACAAGCATTCCTTTTTCTTCAGCTACTTTATCAAGATGTGTTGTTTCAAACTTACCTGTACCGTATGTAGCTCCGGGTTTTAAAACTCTGCCATCTCCTTCGTAACCTACGTCAAAAGCATTTTCTGTTTCTTGATCTTGTCCTTCTTCCATCTCCCCTTGAGAAGTTTCAAGTCCGGGAGTAGAAGCTTCTAAGTGTGCAAACTCTGAGACACCTTCAGGTACTTTAGTTTCGGTAATACCAATAGGAAACTTACTAGCTCCAAAGACTACATCTACAAGCTGCCCATAAGCTGCTAGTACTTTAGTTTTTGTAACCTTAACAAAGATTCTTGACTTCTCTGATTCACGAAACTTTACATTTTTACCATATATACCACGATAGTTATGATAAGCCGTAAGCCATCGCTGTTCATCTAAGTCTCTTGCGTGTTCAGCAGATATAAATCTATCCTGAATTAAACCTACAAGATTGTTGCGTAGGTTCTCTTCAAGAGTAAGCTCTATTCCCTGTTCACCGTCTACTGGGTTAAAGTAGATAGAGTTTGATGTTAAATCATTTTCAGCCATTTAATCCTACCATTAGTTCTGAAGCAATCACTATATCCCAGATCACATAGGAAGCTGCTAAACCAGCAGCAACCCATGCAAACCTATCACAGTCCATCTATAGTTCTTGGAACCTAGCGATGTAAGTAACAGTCGTAGCAGCAGTTGCTAAGTCAGCACCAATAGGACGCAGAGTAACAAAGATATTACGCGCTGCTGCACTATATAGAGGCCCTGCAATTACAATAGCTTCTGTAGTTGCTGGGCCACCTTTAGGGCCAACACCTGTAGTAGCAAACTGATTAGCTGCTTTACCAGCAGAGTTGTCAATGATAGTCAAAGGAACATTAGCTGTCCAAGTTACAGCAGCACCACCATCATCTAGAAGGGCTGTAGCTGCAAGTAGCTGTACGCCAGCAGAAGCAGTACCAATAAAGATGTCTAGGTCATTACCTGAAGAACCACCTGTAACAATGTTACCTTGAGGGTAAGCAATCAGTTCTGCCAAGATTGTACCTGCTGGCTGTGCAATAGTAACAACAGTATTAGTGTCATCTGTTACTGCAATAGTACCAGTAGTAACACTTACTTCCTGAATGGTTGTTACTTGTTGTGTAGGATTGGTAGTTTCTACACGATCTGCTAGTTCTCTTACGTCACCTGTCTTTGCTGAGTTACGTCCTGTATCTCTAATATTCACTGCTGTCATTTTGATTTCCTTTTATTAATATCCAAATTCCGAATCCACTGGCGTGTAAGCCTGTTCCATCCTCATATGCCTAAATTGACTAAATATATCATTGACCTTTGGTCGTGACATAATCAAATAACGCAAGGCATCATAGGCGTGGTCGGGGGCATGCGTATCCACATCTTCAGGATTAGACTTATCTAAAGGAATACTTTGAAGTTCACGTATCAAGTTGGGACAGCTATTAAATATCTGTATCTTTGGTCTGCCACTTGGTTGCACTCTCAAGTATTCATGTATCTGAATCTTACCCTGAATTCTATTTTTATCTGCTCTTCGCAGCTTATGCCCAGCACGTTGAAGTGTTTCTCCAATCGTAGGGCCTGTTGTTCCTGTTCTGTTCCATGCTGCTGTATCTAATACACCCTGCACAGAAAAAGGATCTTCTAGTTCCATATTAGTAATAACTTGGGCTAAAACTTCTCCTGTTAAACCTTTACGGTATAACTCTCTATATATAATTAATGTACCATCAGTGGGATCAACACAACCCCAAATACAAGAACTTTCAGAAGCATAGCCATAGTCAATTCCTTTTACTCTTTCCCAGCCTATAGGGATTTCAAAAGGAGTCACAACATGTACAGCTAAATCAAACTCTGTAAAGGCTGCACCTTCTGTAATATCCCAGTTACCCTCTAAAAGCTGTCTACGTTGTACGTCTGGTAGAGCTTTTAACATTTGCTCATAGCGACCATCTGTAGACAAATAAGGGTTGTCTTCTAAACGTGCTGGTATGAATCGTCGTGTCAAGCCATCTTTGCCAACATATGACTCATTAGGCGGTGATGGACTCACATAACGCTTCTTAACCCATGTTGCACCTATACCACCGGGGTTAGCTGTACAACGCATATACGGTGTAATTAAAGGGTCTGTGGTACGCAATCGAGATGCTAGGTAGTTACAAGAGAACTCTGTAGTTAAGTGAGTAATCTCATCAAACCCTATCCAACTATATGCTTGACCCTGATACCTATAAACATCTGCATCTCTTTCAAGGAAACCAAACTCTAACTTAGCTCCACTAGGGAACGTCCAGATCTTTTCTACTTCTCTAAACTTACAACCCGGAAAAGCCTGTGGATATAATTCCCTAGACTTATCTATTAACTCCCTTAGTTCAGGCATTGAGCGTCTAAGTATTAAGGCCCTGTGAGCCTTCCTGTGTGCAAACCTAAGAGGGTCTACAAGCATAGCGTATGACTTACCACCCCCTGCTGCTCCACCGTATAGAACGTCTGTCTC